TAGCCCTAGTTTTCTAAGATTGTATACTGCAGCTTTTAGTGGAATTCCAGAAACCTTAACAAGTGTTATAATTCCCGTACCTATCCAGGAAGAAATAGAGAGACAGACAGGTTTAGATATAGGCGGGTTGTTTAGTACACTAAGGGGTAAGATATGAACTTAGGTGCAATATTGGCGCTGTTAAAGCTATTCGAGGGAGCTGGTCTCACCAAGCGAGCTCCCCAAGATCCTTCTTCTAAAGCAGGCATACGGCCTGATTGTGGTTTAGGAAAGAAAGCTATTTTACAAGACGATCAATGGATATGCGTATTGGATTTTAAATAATTATGGAAATTGATGCCTACACACTGTTAGCCTATGCTATTGCCTGGACAATATTTTACTTCTTCTTATCGCAATACATTGCCGAATTGTCCAGGAAGAAGTGGACTACATGGGTTGAGTCTGAAGATTCAAATGAAACATTAATGAATGCCCTAGAAGTTATTGTTGACGAAATAGAAGAACGAATGCATGATAAACTTCAGGAGTTTCAATCTTCTTTTTTCGGATCTCTTGGCGCAGCATCTAAAAAATTAGATAACGCAACGGGTGCTTCAACAATTAAAGCATTAACAAGAGACAACCCGATGATGGGGTTTGTAGCCGAATACCTAATGAAAAGGGGCAATTTAGGGGACTTAGTTGGCTCAGGGAGCCAAAACACCCCTAATAACGAGCCCCAAAAGAGTCAGAAATTAGGGTTAAGTAAGTAATAATATACTATTATACCTATAATATATATATAGAGAGTTATTCTTTTTATATTATAATACTTGTGTTTTCCTTCATTCTAGGAATAAGTATAATATTATATACCAGTATCTAATAGTTGTTTTGGTGAGACATTGAAACTAAATCTAAAAAACTTAGGAAAGAGTCGTTGCGACAGAGAAGGCCACATATACCAACCAATGCCCGAGTGGTTGGCGAAACAATTTCCAGGAGATAATAATTGTTATTGTTCTCTATGTGGGAGGATGCAACCGTGAGCTTCGGAACAAGTGAACAAGTGAGAAGGCTAGTCGAAGTAACAGCACTGTCAGCATTAATGGCGAGCAAACCATCTAAAAAGGTGGAACACAAACTAAAGCAATATGCATTTCCAGAGGAGATCCAATTAGATGGGTAGACCAAGAAAAGCGGTAACCCCGCAATCATTTAGTGTAGACACAAAGTTACTCGGGTTTGTCCAGGAGCTTTCAGACAAAGAACAAAAACCGATGTCACACATAATAAATATGGCACTATCAGAGTACAAACCATTAAAGGAATTAGATATATATAGAGATTACTGGAAGTGTGACCAAAGAGACTGTAGGGTTTTAAACCCCCCTAAAGCAACTAAATGCAAAGAATGTGGTTACAAGGCATTATGGGTAGTGATCAAGGAACACGAAGACCGTATACTCAAATATAAATAGATACGCATATGTGAGTATGGCGGGGTGCCCGTAGGCAACACCCCCACAAGGACAAAAATGGTAGCAAGACGAAAAGCACCTCGTAGAAGGTCAAAACGCACATTTTCCGTGAACTTAATTGAAACGGGAGCAGGTTTAGCTTTCCTGGATGCAAGTAATGCAGGAAAAGCAGCACAGTCGATGATTAAAGGAGATATCGCAGGCGGATTAAAAACGCTAGGCGATGCATTCAAATCCAATAAGGATCAGATGGTTAGAATTGGAGCAGGAGCTCTAGCAGCTAAGTTAGTTGTTGGTAGTCTCGGTGGTTCAAAAATATTAGGAGCAATAGGTCCGCTCAAACTAAGGGCTTAAGGAAAAACAATGGCAATAGTAATTAGTAGATCTGAAAGTGGTCTAAGTGCAACAACTAGTTTCCAATCTTTGGATAACTTAGCAGGAGCTAGCGTTTCAAGCAGCTTTACGGTACCAACAAATGTCACGGCCCTAAAATCTTTATCAATCGCATGTGCGGCAGATGGAGCAGGCGAGGAATTTTGTTCGTTGGTTAAAATCTCAGGTAACGCAATGCGTGACGGAGATGCAGTATTCGCAGGTGGCGGGCAAATGACAATGGGAACATCCACAGGATCTAACCAGAACTTTGTCGCATACGACACGGATCTAGCAGTACAACCAGGTAACTCTTGTGAGTTTGCCGTAGCAGTAACCACAGCAGCAGCAATAGATATTGTAGTAACCGCACAGTTCGCTTAGGAGCCTTAATGGCTCTAGTCGGCGGCGGTAGCGCAGGTAATGTAGCAGGGGGAAACCCGAGCGGTACAGGTTCCGGTCTAAACTATATTGGAGATCATGCATACGGTTTTAGTGGAGAAGCTACAGATGCCGCAAGCGGTTCAGCCGCTACTACTTGCTTAAAGTTTACAACGGGTTCTAGTTATATTGTTGCTAAGATTAATTGGTTAACTGATTACCAGGGCGGAAATGATACCTATATTGATGTTCTAATAGATGGCCAAAGTGTGTTTAAGGGAGTTTATGACACTGATCCGCATGTAGTTAATGATCAACCATTAGAAATATTAATTCCTTCCTATAGTGACTTTGAATTTAAATGGGGCACTACAGGAGTAACAAAAAGTATGACAGTAGTACTAGTTGGGAGGGTATATGCCTAAGAAGAAACTAACAATAACAAACGTAAGAAAAAAGATGCGTACATTAACAAATGCGACGTATGATCTATTACTAGATAAGATGGGACATGCCAATAGTAGCGTGCCTATGTCAGTTCCTAAACTCCTGGAGATGCATAAAGCATTACAAAGCGCTACTAAGCGTATTAAATGAGCACTACGATCTACAATGTCGAGTTCCCCTCCTGGTTTAATGACAAACGATCAGTGGAACAATTACTTGTTAGACTGGTCCTGGTATATCTTACAGGAAAAGAAACAGGACTTGTCTAATGCCTCGAGCAGGTCGGTACGCATTAATTCCCGATGGTTACTCATTAACAAAGGTAACAAAAGGTGAAGAAGAAGCGGTAAAGGATCTAAGAAAGCATGAAGACTTTAAAACATTTTTAGGATCTCCTCAATCAGGTACGGCAGTCGGCGGGGTGGCTGTCGGGGTTGCCTTACTTGTTTTTATAATTCCTATGTTGAAAAACTTTTTGAAAGCATTATCTGAGGATGACGAATTCAAAGGTAAGACAGTTACGCAAATAGTACAAGAAGAACAAGACGATCCAGGTAGCCCTAGTTTTCTAAGATTGTATACTGCAGCTTTTAGTGGAATTCCAGAAACCTTAACAAGTGTTATAATTCCCGTACCTATCCAGGAAGAAATAGAG